GTTTCATCGCGCGTGCCTTCTTCGAAGTTGCGCAACATTTTCATCAAGCGTAGCCAAAGATCTGGGGTCAAGTTCCCCAACCCTCTTTGGATTGTTGGAAATTGACCTTGTGTCATGGCGCAAACTCAAACGAAGTGCGATCTGGAAACGGTTGTTTGAAATATATTTCAAGCGTCCCGTCATCTTCAAATTGCACCTCACCGTCATCCGAACGCTTTGGTACTTGCCGCATATGTTTCCATTCGTCCCAAGAAAAGTTGTAGGTAATATCCCAACTGTCAATACTTTGACGTTGCACACTCATTCCTGTAAACAAAACCGATCCAGAATCAAAACCATAAAACTCAGAAGCATTTCTTTTTCCTGCCTTCAAGTTTGTGTTGCCAAGAGAAAAGTATTCCCCGCCCTGCTGTGTGGTCAAAGCAATTGTTGTGATCGGCACTGGAATTGTAACAGGCTCGCCGCCTTGGTGAACAACCGTTCCATCGGTAATTAAAAAACCATCGTCTCCACCTTGCGAGCCGTTTGCAGGAACGGTTGCACCTGCAACAAACCCGTCAACAAGTGTTACAGAAGCGTTGATGGAAACGCCCGTATAATTTCTTTCTTCAACTCCACCAGTTCCATCTTCTTGTTGTTCATCTTCTGGTTCTTCAACTCCATCGTCACCTTCTTCGGAATCGCCGCCACCACCCGCGCCACTTCCACCGCCACCACCACCGCCACCAGTCGGCGGATCAAAAACATCGTCATCATCAACATCATTGTCGGTGTTGTCGTTGTCGCCGTCCCACTGGTCATCGTCACCACCAGCATCTGATGAATCAACTGGTTCCGCGTATTGCCAACTCAATTCCCAAGTGTCTTTTCGTTCGCGTGATGCCGCAATGGAAAAACTGTTCGCGTAAATTCCAGAAATGTCTGGGTGTACATCGCTGAAAGAAACGCCGTATTCATAATTCACAGCATCTTCAAGCGAAAGAAAATTTCCCGCATCATCGTAAACAAGAAAAGTTCTCGATGCGGTGTAGACAGCAGCGTTGCGTGTCACTTGCCTGCTGCCCATCAATTCTTTGTACTGGATCGTCATGTTAAAGGACTCCCACCATCACCCATCATCAATGCTGTTTGTGTTTTTTGTTCTGTAAGTTGTTGCCAATTCGCAGCACGCACTTCGCCAAGCAGATATTCCGTTTGAGACATATCAGAACCTTGGATTTGTATATTCGCGTTTTCAACGCCCGCTGTAATTACATTTTGCAAACCATTCCAACTAATTCCAACGTTCAAGTTGTCGAGTTTTGAAACAATTTGACCTGCTTTTGACGCAGTTGATTCTGATGATTGCGCAGTCCCTGTCACTTGTGACTCAATTGCACTTGTCAAACTTTGCATATTCTCTGCAACTTGCAAAGATCTTTCGGCGATCTGTTCGCCTCGATCAACTTGCCCCGCAACCTTTACTGATCCAAGTGCGGTTTGCAAACCCTCTACAAAACCTTTTGCAATAACATTTACTTCAATGTCCATTGATTGTTCAAGATCTGTTCGAAGTTGTTCAATTGCCCTGTTGTAAGTTTCTTGCGTGATCGCTCCCGCATCAAGCATTTCTTCTGTTTTTGCGAGTTCCTCACGGTAAATTTCCATTGGTGTTCGAAGCGATGCGGTCAACGATTCGCCCATCCGTTTCAAATCTTCTGTGATTTTGTCAACATCTTCTGTAACTTTTTCAGAGTTGATAAAATCAAACTTTTCTTTAACGATGCGATCCATTTCTTTTGCAATTTGTCTTATTGCAAATTCGCCTTCCTCTGCTTTTATCGTTCCATCGCCAATTGCACCATTAATTCGTCCATACGTTTCACCAAGTTTCTTTAATTCTTCATTGAAAGCAAAAACTGGATCGGTCATCGAAAACTTTTTGACCAACGCATCAAGTTCTGTAACCTCTTTTGCAAGATCTTTTGCCGCTTGTGCAGCAGCAGCCTCCTCTGCAAGTATTCGTGTTTTCTTTGCTGCTTGTTCTGCGGCAGTTCCAATTTTGTCTATTTCTTTTGCTTTTTCGGGCATAGCAGTGAATGCGGCTGCGAAATCGCCAGTGAAAAACAAACTCACACGCCCTAAAAGTGTCGCATTCTTCTCAACAGATGAGTTCCATTGATCCAACGCAAACATCCCAGCAACACCTACGCCCTCGATGAGTAAAGTCAAATTCGAAAGGGTTTCACGAAATTCGCCACTGCTTGCCATTTCTGTTAATTGATTCGATATTTTTTCAATTGTTGGAGCAAGATCAATTGCCATTCGTTCAAACAACGAATCAACAACCATGCCAAGCGTTGTCATTGCATCATTCGCCCGCTCAACACCCGCAGCATCAAAAGAAGTGAACAGAACGCCCATCCCGCGCATTTCTTCTTTCATTTCACGAATGCCCTCTGAACCCATTTTCATTGTGTTCAAAAGTTTCATGCCCGCACGACCAAAAATATCGTATGCAAGCGATGCTTGCTGTGCAACGTTGTCAACTTCCATAATGGAATCTGCAATCACACCAAACATTTCATCGGCTTTCATATTACTGAGTTGTTGCGTGTTCAACCCCAAAACTTTGAACGCATCGGTTGCCGTGCCGATGCCCATTGTCGCTTCGCCGACATTCTTCACCATCTTGCCAAAGGCCTTGTCCGCCTCGCCAACACTCACCCCAGTAAGTTTTGCAGCGTGTCTAAAAACAAGAACCGCTTCCGTCCCCACGCCAATTGTTTTTGCAAACTTTGCAACCTCATCAATGCGATCCATTGCGTCAAAAATTGCGCTCGTAAAATCTTTGATAACTTTAACGGCAAAAGCAGCCGCCATTGCAACACCAATGCCAGCCAACGCACCCTTGAAACCGCCAAGTGATTTTTTAGACTTCTTTATTCCCTTGTCAAGTCCTTGCGTATTCGCCTTGACATTGATCCAAAGATTGCCAACTGTTCCCATTATTTAAGACCCGCCATTTGTTTCATGATGTCTTTCATTTCGTCATCGCTTTGTTGTTCTGGTTCTGGTTTCTGGTGCATCGGCATAAAATCTGATGGGGTAAATGTTTTTGATGATTTCGTTCGGTTTACGTTTGCAATCGTGCTTGCCACAACTCCACCTGCTAAATCTGTTCTCCACCTTTGATCAATAGGATCAGTGGAATTAAACGCAATCCATTCTGCGAGTTCACGCGAATCAATTCTTGCCAGCAATTCCTTTACGGTCATGCCCAGAGATAAGGCAAGTTGAAAATAGAAACGCCTTTCTGGTCGGCGTTTTAATTTCCCGACAAATCATCAATGTCGGTTTGTCCGAGTCCATTCAAGCGGCTTGCCACATCAAAAATTAAATCAAGTGCTTTTGCTGATTTTTTGCCAAGTGCTTCAACATCACCTGCACCAAACAATCGAGTTCCTGACTCATCGCAAATTGTTAGCACGGCAAGCCTCGCGCGTATGTTTGTCAAATTCGCTTCTTTATTCTTACCTTTTTTGTTCACACATGATTGTTCAAAATCGTCACGCTCAGAACCACTGAGAGTTCTGATAAAAAGATCACCGCCCCATTGCGGGACGGTAATCTTTTCACGGGGTAAATCATCAGAATTAAGAATTGATTTTTTGTCTAGCATTTTTGTTGCCTTATGAAGCGAACGTTACCGCGCCTGTGATTTTCAAACCAACACTTGCCTTGATCGAATCATCAATTGATGCCGAAGGAGCAAACGAAGTAATAATCGCACTGAACGAACACGTGTCCGCGTTTGAATACGTCACAACAATACTTTTTGACGATCCGTCAATTGCCGCTGTAATCGCTTGATGTGTTGCGCCTGCGGGGTCGTATGCAATTTCAAAACTACAATCACCGCCGTCTTTTAGACCACCTATACTTGAACGCCATGTTGAATCCATGTCTGTTGAATCTATCAACGCAACACTTACGTTATATGGCGTGACTGAAATGAGGTTTGCAACTGTTGTTGTCCCACCATCAATGCTCAGTGTCGTACCATTTCCTGTTACTGCTCCCATTGTGGAAACTCCTTAATCTGAAACAAACCAAACTACATACTCACTTTCGATAACCGAAACGCCTCGGTCACCTGCTGTTTGCGAATCTTCTACGCTCGCTGTGTCATTATCGTGGACGAGGCTTTTTACTTCGACACTTTCAACTGTTCCCGAATAATCATTCAAGGCGGTTCGAACCTTATCTGCTAAATCTTTTGCTGCTGAATAACTTGTTGCCAACGATTCAACTGTTAAAACCGCGCGAGTCAAATCAATATGCCCGCCAAGTGCTTGTTGTGGTTCGGTTGCATCAAGCGTGTAAACGATTGCGGGCAAATCGGAACCTTGTTGTCGCATCCAAGGATACACTCGTCCCGAAATAACAGTGTTCACAGGCGTATCGTTTATCAACAATGATCGAATTGCAATTTCAATAGCCATTAGTTTGCACTCTTTATTTTTTCAATTGCTTTTTCAAGATAATGTTCAAATGTTTCAATTTGCCTGCCCTTGTGTTTTTTGAATGTTGGTTTTGAAAACGCGCGTGGTGTTATCTTGCCCACCGAAACCGAAACACCTTGATGCCCGCGATAGTTTTCCACCGTTCGATCACTTGTTCCGTATTCGTGCCAGTTTGCATGATAGCCCTTCTTGTTTCCCTTAACACTCCACCAAACACCGCCCCAAACCGTATTCTTTTTGCGAAGAACCCTAGCTCCAGATGTAACAGATTTGCGCAGGTTTCCCGTTTCACCTTTTGGTGTTGCCATGCGCGCATCCTTGCGGATTTCAGCAGCAGCCTTTCCCGCCGCTTGCTTCAAGATTTTCTTTCGAACCTTGTGTTCAAACTGCTCCAATGCGTTGTTTATGTCCACCATGCCTGCCAATGTTACGCCACTGCTCAACCCACTCACTCGCTCACCTCCTCTTTGCACATAAGTTTCATGTATTCGTTCTTTTCATTTTGATCTAAGATTGAAACAATCCCAAACTCACGCGAACCAAAAAGTATTCTGCTTTTGGGAGTCAGGCCCGACAAATATCGAACGATCACCCGATGCGAAACAATGCCCGCCAAACCTTCACCAATATCTCGTTCTGAACCGCTCACGGGTTCAATTGCAGCCCAAACAGTGTCGTCCGTTGACCATGAATCACTTGGTTCGCCATACGAATCAAGCGTTGTTGATTGCGTTTGAATTGAAACGCGATGGCGCAACCTTCCCGCTCTCATTTAATACACCTCTGGCATTTCAATTGAAGAAACCAACGCTTGAAAACCAAGCGGCAATTCTTCTAGTTTTTGCGGCGTTGTCATTTCACGATTTTCAAACCAGTGACCCACCATCAAACGAATTAACAGGCGTATTTCTTCTGGAACATCTGTTGTTGCATCCCCGAAACCCGCAACAAACACAACTGTTACTGCGTTTGGAGTTGCCCGCGTGCTTGGAAAATCTTCGTTGTAAATCGGTGTGACCCTTGCAGGAATTGAATTTGTGTCCACATCATACAAACTGCTCGACCAAGTTTGAGTTGCGCCATCGGTGTCCACATATTGAATGCTTGTAACGCTTTGTGCAGGCGATCTTGGCAAAAGAATCTCACCACCAGTAAAACCATCGAGTTTCATTGTGATTGTTTGTGTAATGAATGATCTTCTCGCAAGATTTTCGCACAACTTTCGTGCAGCAGTAATATAATTACCAATTAGCGTATCTTCATCACTTGAATCAATACGCAAATGCGTTTTTGCTTCTGCTGTTGTGATTGGTTCAACGCTTGGATCAGTTGTTACTTTGTAACTTCGGTATTTCATTCTTCAACTGCTCGTTCAAGATCGTCTGGTTTTGAAACTGCGCGCTCTTTTTTCTTGCCAGCACTTTTGCTTTTCACAATCCCACGTTTGACAAGATGCTCCGCGTAGCCTTGATCAAGCTCAACAACTGCACCAAGATCAAACGAACGTCCGTCTTTGCCGCATCCACTTTTTAAAACTTCATATTTCATTGTTTGGGTTTCCTGTTACCCCCGAAGGGATTGCAAGTATTTTTCAACTTGCAATCCCAATAAGGTTTATTCAATTATCAGAATGGTTTATGCCATTGTGATCATTTGAACGGCTTCTGCTTGTGTGAGTTCGCCATCAACGCGAATCGCACCTTGGATTCCAATTTGCCCATTAGCAGCATAGAGTTCATCGAGTCGTTTCAATGAAACGCCTTGACGCATTGCAACCCAGTAGTAAGACCAATCGCCAAAGAATACAGGCGTTTCGCCCGTTGCGGTATCGTCTGCCGAATCAGAAATTGCAACTGGTCTACCAAGCAACGTATCTGGTTGACCACCACTAAGAGCGGGTTGCCAAAGATATTGGTTGTTTGAATCTTTCAGTTGATGAATTTCTTTTGCAGTTGTTGAATTGAAAACCCAAGTACCGTTGCTGCGATAGTTTGCTTTTACAGCATAAAAGAGTTGGATCAATTCATCGGCAGTGATCGCTGTCGCCGATGCGGCGGTCAGTGCGCTAGTCGCAGTATTTTCAACGCCTGTTGGTTGTCCAGAACCTGAACCTGTCATGAAAGCATCTTCGAGAAGATTCGCAAACGAACGACCAAACGCATTTCCAAGATAGCCTTCAAGATCAACGGCACTATCGGCAAGTAGCTCCTCGGAAACCTTGCACATTCTTGTCGCTTTGAAAGGAGTGAGAGAAGTTTGCGCAAATGCGTCATCGGCATCGCTGTACGATGCTTCTTCCGAAGTCCACGCAGCAGCACCTAGGCTTGATTGCGTTGGCACAGTAATTTCACCGCTTACGTTTACAACTGTTGCAAGATCAAAAATTGCACTCGAATCATCCATTGTTTGGATAATTGTCGCTTGCAAACTTGCAGAGTCTGAACCAACAGCGGGGGCTAAGAAGCCACCTTCTGAGTTTGTTCCAACTTGCAAGGCTCGAAGTTGTTCGCCGCCTAAGCGAGTTCGTCCGTAGCGCAAGTAATTATCAAAGGCATCGCGGTATTCATCGCTTGCAGTTGTTACTGCTGCTCGTTGTTCTTTTACTTCTGGTGTTTCAATTGAAGTTTTACGATCAGTTGCCACCTTCATTGATCGTTCTTCTGCTTCAACTGCTTCTGCCCGATCAATGTCCTTGCGGAGATTGTCGGCATCATTTAACATGGCATCAACACTTTCGCGCTGTTCAGCGTTCAAAGTATCTGAGCCATCCATAATTTCGCGTGCATCGGCAATAAGTTTTGCGCGTTGCGTTCGCCATTCTTGTAGGTTTGACATTTTGTCTATTTCCTGTTTTTTTTCGTTCTAGTTTCTACGATTCTTGCAACGGCAAGTATTAAAACCAACGGGTTTCAATCTGTTATCGTGTCAACGGAAAAAACAAAAGGCCAATGCGGTGTAAAAAAACATGTGTGGCATAACCACCCGCAACTTGTGCCATAATAACATTAGCGAACCAACGAACAAGCAACAAAAACAGTGCTTGCAGAAAACACACTGATCAGCAAAAAACTACCCGCTTCAATGATTTTCAATTTCGTTTTGTAACTCATTTCTGATCTTCAACCTCGATCATTTTAAGTTTAAGTTTCAAATCTGCGGTTTTGCCAACGGCTTCGAAGTCCGTGTTTTTCAATTCTTGATCAACTCGCCAACCCTCAAGCGAACGAACGGCAACCTCTGTTGCAGAATACGCGGGAGTTGTTACCACGCTTACATCAAAAAGCCTTGCTTTTTTTACTGTGCGAACATCCTCACCCTCTACCGTTTCCCACGAATCAGTCACATTGTAAAAACCAAATGACATTGAAACCAAATCACCCCTTCGAAGCAATTCTACAACGTCCCTGCCATCACTTGTGTTCGGCGGATCAATTTCGATTGCCAGACCGTGATCATCTTCGTGCAATCGAAGTGTGCCAGCACCACGCCTGCCAAGCAGTTTATCGTTGCTGTGATTAAACAACGCGTGAACCTCATCGTTGTTTGCAAGTGAATCAGTGAACGCACCGCGTTCTATTTTCTCTCGAAAACCACCAAGATCACCCGACAAAGAATCAAAAACTGCTGCGTAACCTACAATTTTCGGTGCTTCCGCTTCTGGTTGTTCGTCAATTCGCAGTTCGGCGAACGCTCTAAATTCTTTTTCATTGTTCATTTTCAAAACTCCGTTCGAGCAAGATGTTTGCACTTGCTTCATTTGTAAAACTTCTTGCCCAATTATCGCAACATTCAACACTTTTCTCGCGTGTTTCTGCAACGGCAATTGCATCACGCCAAGTTGCAAGCAGCAACTGTGCTATTTTTGCAGCCTCAACACTACCGTTTTGACATTCGATTTGCCTACAAGCAGGTTCAAGAATCTCTTGCACTTTTTCTTGCAGGGTTTTATCTTCAACAGATAGCCACTCTTGCCATTCTGCATCAGTTACCTTGTTTGCTTTTCTATTTGACGCGTTTCGGACAATTCCTACCGCACGATTGATGGAATCTGAAAGCCACGCACGATCGGCAGGCAAATCGGGTGTTTGTAAATCCTTTGCGACATCAACATCTGCAAAATTCAACGGTTGAATGTAGGAATCGCCACCGTCAACAGGATTCATGTTTTCGCGTGTTCTGATTTCATTTACGCTCATCCAACCAGTTTCGCGTGCTGTTCGATACGCAGCGAATCTTTCAGAAGTGTTACCGCGTAGCATTTCCTCGGCAAGAAATTCTGCATAAACGGAACGATCTTCTACGCCGATCAACTTTTTGTTGATCTCTTGCTCCCACCGCCGCAGCCAAGGCATCAAAGTTTGTTGCATGTATGCTATTTGCTGGCTCTCAATGTTTGAAAAAGTGGCACGACTAAGATCGCCGATCATGTGTGGCGGCATTCGATAAATTCTTGCAATGTCTTGCAGTGCATATTGCCGTGCCTCCAGCCACTGCGCGTCACTGTGCGGGATTGAAAGTGAATTGAATTTCATCCCTTCTTCAAGAATCGCAGTTTTGCCAAGATTGTCTGAACCAGAATACATTCCATCCCAACCTTGCCGCAAACGCTTGCTTGCGTCTTCGCTTAATCTTGCGGGATGCGATAACACGCCGCTTGGTCGGCTACTGTTTGCGAAGAAATTTCCGCCGCTCTTTTCCATTGCTTGTGAAATGCCAATCGTTTCGCGTGCGTACGAAATCGGCGAATAGCCGAGAATGCCGTCATGTCCAAGCCCGCGAATATGTAAAACTTTTTCGCTTGGCAAAAGCATACGGTTGTCATACTCATACCAAACTTCACCCTCGATAACTTTCACTTGCATTTTGTCGGGCATTAAAACCCACAACGCAATTGGATCGCCCGCTCCATTGCGTTCAATTTCCGCATACGCATTGCCATGCAAAAGAATGTGTGCCGTCATTGTTTCTTTGAACGTGAACGGTGTCATTTCAGGATTTGGTGCAGTATGCAAAAGCCTTGCAACTGGGTGCGAATCAATCGGTTGCCTTCCGCCGTTGTTATCTTTCGCGTAAACCTTGCAGGGTAAACTTGCAACATCTTCGGAAATTACACGCACGCAAGCGAACACTGCGGGTTGCCGAAGTGCGGAATCCGTTGAAACTCGTTCACCGCTTGCCGTTATTGAACCTGTAAAAACACCGCGCAGCCAATCTGTCGGGTTTGACAAACTCGCGCGAGTTTCTTTTTCGTTGCTGCCACGCAACCATTTAATTATTCCCATTCAAAAAGTCTCCAAGCCGCGGTCTTCATAAACACTACCCTCATTATCGTCACCTGCTGCGCTTGCCCTGCCAATAGCGTTTACTGCTGCTGCGATCCCATCGATTTTCTCGTTTGATCTTTTCTTTGAAGGCTTCACGTTCCCTGCCGCGTCTTCTTCATGCGAACAAACGCTTGCGTTCCAGCGAAGCACGGGATGATTGCCATGCCTGAATCTTTTCCCCATAATGTTTGCTTCTAATTCTTTTGATGGAGCGGATAAACTTCTAAAACCTTGACCACAAAACGCAACGTCAAAACCATCTTGCTGCAATTCAACAGAAAGAGCAGTTGCATTCCAGCGATCAATTGAAATCTCTTTTATGTCGTACATTTTGCCCAATTCATTTATTTTTTTGCGAATGTACGCGTAGTCGATCACATCGCCCTCGGTTGCGATCAAAAACTTGCCGTGTTCATCGCCTTCGTCACGCCAAATGTTATACGGCACGTGATCGTCACGTGATCTTTTGTAAATGTTTTCTGCTGGCACAAAGAAAAAAGGCAAGACATCGTAGCCCTTTCCTTCTTCATCCGTTCGCGGAAATACTAAAACCAACGCGGTCAAGTCAAGCGTTGATGACAAATCCAAGCCAGCATAACAAACTCGACCCTGCAACTCATCAAAACTCATACGATCTTCACACTCATCGTAATGTTCCATTGAAAGCCAACGTTCGAGCGATTCAGTTGGTTGATTCAAATACAATCTGCGGAAAGCATTTGCGTAACTTGGTAACGCCTTCGCCTTCGCACACTCCTGCTCATAAAATTCTTCTTGCACTGTAATTCCAAGTGCTGGGTTTACCTTTCGCCAAACTTCGGGATCATCCCACGCATCATCCTTATCAGCAGCCCAGATTGCGGGCAAAAAACTTGGATCAACAACATCACCGCTTTGCACACCCCTTGCGAAGTTGTGAATGTCTCGCCAAAGTGTTGGCTCAGCAGTCCCTGCCGTTGTAATTGAAATGTTTATTGGCTGGATTCTTGCGCCTTGCGAAGTAACAAGTGCTTCGTAAAGTTCCCGCGCGTCTGGTTTTGTCCAAACATGAAGTTCATCGCAGATAACAGCACTTGCATTTAGACCGTGTGCAGTGCCAGAATCTGATGAAATGGCTTTCATTGACGAACCAGTTGATTCAACAACGATTGCGTTTCGGTAAACTTTGCAAACTTTTGACAAAGTTTCATCGCGTTCAACGAATCTTTTGGCAATTCCAAACACAATTGATGCTTGATCACGAGTTGACGCAGCAGCAACAACACTTGCGCCGCTTTCATTATCTGCAATCAAACAATACAAAGCCAAGCCTGCTGCCAAATGAGACTTGCCCGTTTTTCTGGGCAACTCAACCAACCCAGACCTGAAACGCCTAGTTTGATCTGGACGGAGCCAACCAAACAAATTACCAACAACCGATTGTTGCCAATCCGAAAGAATAAATGGATCACCCGCCCATTTTCCAATATCGTGCTGCAAGAAGTTTTCAAAAAACTGAATTGGACGCAACGCAGCATCTGGATCAAACACACATTCCCCCGCCTGATCCTGTGGATCATAATCGGGCAATGGAAGTAATTCTAATTTATTATTCATCCCGTGAGGAATTTCATCTTGTCCTCAGCCCTTGAAGTTTGCGAATCTTGCACGGTTTGTACGCGAGATCTTGCAGATGGTGTCAAACCAAATTCACAAAGCATATCTTTCAATTGTTTGGCGTAGGCTTTTGACATTGAAACGTATGGCGTTTGTTGCAAGTATTTTGTTTTGCCTGCATCGTCTTTGATCGGATAAACATCCCCATATTTTTTAAGCATATCTTGCGATCTTCGCCAATTTGCATACGTTTCGCAAAGCAAAGCCAGTGCCGTTCGATCCGCAACAGTCAAAACATTCAGATCAACAAGCATTGGTGCAAGTTCGTCCCAACAAGCCTTGGCATTCTCACCAAGATATTCTGGCATTTCTGGAATTGCAACTTCGGGTTGCGGTTCGTTTTTATTTATGTCAGCACGCCACGAACCTCGAAGTTTTAACATCGCTGTTGGCGTTGGCTTTGTTCCTCTTTTACCCATTTGATAATACCGCCTTTTTATTTGT